ATGTAAGTCAGTGACTTTCATCACAAATTTTAAACAATTTGGTTAAAGAAACTCACTCGGCGGAAGCGCAGACGGAAGCCCAACGGTGCTAAGCGGTCGTTAGATTGAAAGCCCTAACCTACTTAGTGAAGAGTGAGTTTTAAAGTCTGCCCATGCAAAGCCAGTGAAAAACGGTGCAGTTGCCGAAAGTGGAGCTCAAGCAGGCGAATATCCCAATGTGGATATTTCAAAACACATTTGCTAGTACAGAGACACAACGGCACGTGAAACCGTTGCGAATGATAGATGAAGTGTGTTTTGAAATGGTAACAATAAAACAAACGAGGTTAAAAATGGAAGAAAAACAAGAAAACAGCCTATCTGATAACGATAAAGAACTAATCAAACAGGCTGTATTAGAAAGTGCAGCAAAAAATACTAATTTTCCCCCAGATAAACTAGCCAAATCAATTTGTGATGCTATTTATCTGATTGATTCTTATAAGCATTGAGAATATGAGGAAGTGATACGCTATCATCTAATGCTTCAAAGCGTTTTGATAACATCTCAACAAAATCAGCATAGACTGATTGCACTACTCCACTGACCGCTCGAAAGGGCGGTTTTTTAAGGGTATTTAAAATGAAAAATAAAATCACAGACTTAAACAATCATTTATTTTCCCAGTTAGAAAAACTGCTTGATGAAGACTTAACCGATGAAGAACTTAATCGAGAAATTAAACGTGCCAATGCCGTATCAGGCATTGCGGCAAATATTATCGCAAGCAATGCGATTTCGCTTAAAGCAATGACATTGTTTGAAAATCGTCAAATTGAAAGAGAATCCCCTGATTTTCTAAGAATATCTAAGGCGCAAGGCGATGACCTCTAATGCGGAACGATTTAAATTCACCGATGAACATATTGCGTTTATTCGCTTACATTGGGATAAAAAGCCATCTGATCTAATTAAATTGTTTCAGCAACAGTTTGATTTATTAATAAATCGTAATGTTTTCTATAAATTAAAAAAGAAACACAATATTCCAAGCCTTAAGCATGCTAATCGTTACAGCAAAGAAGAACTTGCGTTCATTAAAGCGAATTGCACGTTAAATGAAAGAATCTTGGCTCAAAAAATGGAAGTTTATTTCAATAAACCATTTAATCCACACGCGTTAAAGGTTTTGCGCGTGAAGAGACAATGGCTAACCGGACGAAGCGGTCGATTTGAGAAAGGTGAAAATTTAAAACCGATTGGCTTTGAGCGATATTGTGAAAATGCAAAATGTTGGTTAATAAAAGCAAGCATTAAACGTTATGAACGGAAATCGCATTATCTCTGGCGCAAAGCCGGTAGAAAAATTCCGCGTGGACATATTATTGATTACAAAGACGGCAATTCAAGAAATTGCACCCTTGAAAATCTCGAATTAATTTCACGCGTTGAAATGGCTTGGCGAAAGAAATTACAGTATCACCAACTCAATGATGAAATTAAACCCACCTTTTCCGCCTTTGTAAAACTCAAAGAAGGCATAAATCAACGTAAAAAAGAGAAAGATATGGAAGAAAATCAATCCCCCAATATTGCCACGCAGGAACCGACAACATTTACGTTTGAATTTACCGAACACGAATTGCAAACAATGGCGTGGGCGTGGTTTGCTTTATTGCGTGGCATGGAACTTTGCCAAGTGCTTCACCCAGCATTAAAACAAATTGGTTCGCACTATGCTGCATCCGTTTATAGCATGGCTTACGAATATCGCAGCACTCTCCGTCACGCCCATAACGTATTAACACGCATTACAGCACAATTTGAATGCGAGCAAGGCAATAACTGGCGCGTATTAAAATATCTTCGAGCCTACGATCCTAAAAAAACGGATTTTCAGCTAGATATTCTCTAAAACACCACAAAATCCGACCGCACTTTTTTAAGTCTGCGGCGGATTTTTACACCCCAAATTCAACAAATCGACTAAAAAGGAAACAAAATGAAACGCTCAAAAAAACCATTACGCCAAGAAAAACAAAGCTTCACGCACTTTATGAAAGGCAGTGAAAAATGGCTAAACAGAATCTGCTATTTTCTCGCCGCCTTGATTATTGCCCTGATTGTAGGTGGGATTAGCCTACACGCCAATGCCCACCCCACCGATTGGCACGATAACGAATTAAGCCAACAAATCCAAGCAGAAACACAGTGTGAACTGAAAGGTGGCATATATGAAAATGGCGTATGTTTACCACCAAATCTCACACTCACAGCAAAAAAAGAACTGCAGGCTTACACTGCACAAAAACAAGCAGAAATTAACCGCACTTTAGGAAAAAAGCAATGAAACCCTACGCTGATTACTACGCTCAACTCGATGCTGCACACCAACGTAAAGTGGATTGGCAAGCAGGCTATGAAATCGCCTTAGATGAAGTCGCCACGGAAATCGACAATGATTTACAACAAGGCGACCAAACGCATTATCACGAACTCACGGAAATGTTGTGTGATAACGATAATTTCTGGCTTGCCATTGGTAGCGGTGCAAGTTATGAGCCTTATAGACAAGAGGCGATTAAGAAAATCGCCGAGCGTGAATTAAACGACAGAATGAATGATTATGACCCGGACTAAAAAGGAAATTAATATGTTCGATTTAATTCTCTCCACCGAAAGCCGTGTGCTTTCAACCAATATCACCGACTTTGAAAAACAATCCGATCAATTTTTAGCAACGCTCACACAAAAATTTGAAAGCGATGAAGATTTTGCAGCGGCAAAAGAAGAAGTAAAAACGCTCAAAGAAATTGAAGACAAAATCAGAAATTCAATTAAGTTAGCGCAAAGCGGTGAAATTGCGAAATTGATTGAATCAGCAGAAAAAATCGCCGAGAAATTCCGCGAAGAACGCTTAAAACGCGACAAGCTAGTTAAAGCAAAAGAATCTGAAATTAAAGAAAATATCGTAAACACTGCTTTTGAAAACATCAGTAAAGTGCGGTATGGCTACGAAAGCGATATATCAATTGCACTTGAGCACACAATGCCGAAACAGGACTTGCTCAAACGTTTACACAACGCCACCGCTCGCCGTAGCACGTTGGCAACACTAACTAAAGCGGTACAAACGGAGGAAAATTTAATCCTTGCTGAACTCGCTCAAGAATCTGCCCGATTAATCGCAAGACGAAAATTATTACCAGTATCGCACGAACATCTTTTCAAAGATTGGTTAGAGCTAATCACAAGCAACTGCGATTTAAAACCAATCGTAGAAGAACGTATTCAAATGGAAGAACAGCGCGAACAAGCCCGAATCGCACAAGCTCAAGCAGAAGCTGAAAAAGCAAAAACGGAAAAAGCCAAGACTGAACGTGCGCTAGAGAAAACGCAAGAAAATTTGACTGCACTTTCTGATGAGCCTCTGCAAGATTTCATCATTTCCATTCGATTAAATCAAATTATCAAATCACAAGCTATTGCAATAGCCCTTGGGCTAAAAGAGCGATTCGGTGATGCAGTTAAGCTCAATAAAGCAAAAGAGGAGAAATAAAATGGCAACCGCACTTCAAACGCTAACAAATAAACTAGCAGATCGTTTTGATATGGGGGACGGTACTGGCTTAACCGATGTACTAACAAATACCGCTTTCCGTGGTCAGAAAGTTTCTCAAGACCAAATGACCGCACTTTTGGTTGTAGCGAATCAATATGGTTTAAATCCCTGGACGAATGAAGTTTACGCTTTCCCCAATAATGGCGGTATTGTACCAATTGTGGGTGTGGACGGCTGGGCGAGAATTATGAATGAGCATCCTCAATACGATGGGATGGATTTTTCTTTTAGCGAAAAAGGCGATAGCTGCACTTGCACAATCTACCGCAAAGACCGCTCTCGTCCAATTATCGTGACTGAATATATGGCGGAATGTCAGCGAAACACACAGCCGTGGAAATCTCACCCTAAACGAATGTTACGCCACAAGGCTATGATCCAGTGCGCGCGTTTGGCTTTCGGCTTTACTGGCATTTACGATCAAGATGAAGCGGAACGAATTGTAGAAACAAAAGATCCAATTAACGTTACACCGCAACCGACTGTAATTGAAACTCAAGCAGTAGAACTCATCACGCCAGAACAAATCGAGCAAATCACACAGTTAGTTGAGGTTACTCAATCAAATATGACTCAACTATTGGCGGCAGCTGGTCGTGCTCCAAGTCTTGAAAAGGTAACAAAAGCAAATGCCAAACATGTGATTGAAAAGCTCCTAACTAAACTTGATAAACAGCAAGCTCAAGATGAACAACTTGGTGAGGATGTACCGATATGTTAGATAAACTCATCACACTCGATTGTGAACAAGGGACAGAGGAATGGCTTGCCGCACGATGCGGCATTCCCACCGCTACTGGCATTTCAAATATAGTCACGCCAACGGGTAAAAAATCGGGGAGTTATCTCCCCTATCTTGCCGAACTCATTGCTGAAAGCATTGAAGGCTTAAAAGAAAACTATAAATCAGAAGATATGGCGCGCGGTAACGAATTAGAACCATTTGCTCGCGCTGCCTACGAATTTGAAACAGGCAACGCGGTTATTCAGGTTGGCGGTGTGTATCTTAATGCGGACAAAGATTTAATGATTAGCCCTGATGGATTAATCCCTAATCTACGCAAAGGGCTTGAAATCAAATGTCCTCAGATAAAAACGCACATCAAATACCTACTACAAGGCGGTGTACCACAGGAATATCTCATTCAAGTGCAATCTGCTCTTTGGGTAACTGGCTATGAGACATGGGATTTTGTAAGTTATTGCCCTGAATATTATAAACAACCGTTTTATTTATTCACGGCACAACGTGATCCAAATTTAATGAAATCGTTCGACAGGCTCATTCCCGAATTTATCAAAACACTTAAAGCTTATAAATCAACGGAGTAAATATGGACGAAAAACTAGAAGAATTAAAAGAAGCTTATCTTTTTTATAAAAAAGCATTAAAAGACAAAGATGCAATGGCTTGTGGTTGTTTAAAAGATGCCGAAGAATGGCTACTTCGTGAACTTGATAAGATTTTTAAAGATTAGGGGTAAATATGACAGGAATTAATAAAGTAATTATAGTGGGACATCTAGGTAATGACCCTGAAATGAGAACAATGCCAAATGGCGAACAAGTAGCGAATATTAGCGTAGCAACCAGCGAAAGTTGGACAGATAAAAACAGCGGAGAGAAAAAAACTCAAACAGAATGGCATCGCATTGTGTTCTATCGCCGTCAAGCTGAAATCTGCGGTCAATATTTACAGAAAGGCTCTCAAGTGTATATAGAAGGTCGTTTAAAAACGCGTAAATGGCAAGATCAAAATGGTCAAGATCGTTATACAACAGAAATACAAGGCGATGTTTTGCAAATGCTAGGAGGTCGCCAAGATGAGCAAAAGTCGCAAAGCAAATCACAACCAAAACCAAAAAAAACCGATCCATTAAGCGCAGCAGCAGAACAAGATGGGTTTGATAATGATATTCCGTTTTGAATTACACCACAAGCCACTAACCAATAGTGGCTTTTTTTATTGCTCTCAACCCAGCTCTCTTAAGCGAGCTTTTTATTACCCCAAAAAATAGGAGAAATAGAATGATTAGAAACAGTAGATGGACACCTGAGGTTCCACGCCCAACACTTAATGATGAACATTTATTTGTAGCCTTTTTAAAGGAGTGGGTAGAAAAAGAATACAAAGATGAAGTTAATTCAGACAAAAAGTACTTTGGAGATGAAGAATTTGATATTGAAGATTTTGGCATTTATCAAAGCATTTTAAAAGAGTGGAGCGGCGATAATGAAGACACCGCTGAAAATCTTATTAAATGGCAAGGCTGGGATTATCGCCAAGCCAAAGAATTTGAAGAAAAAAATCTTGAGTATGATTTTGATAAAAAAAATAACCGCCTATCTAAACAATGGGTAACTGACAATGTTTATACATTGCCTTTTTCTGTCGGTAGTCGCGTAAAATGGGGTTTAAAAGAAGGTATTATTATGGAGGATAAAAATAATAATTACCTACCTTTTGGAAAAGTGTGCGTATTAACAGATAAACAGGCAGCAGAAAATAAAAAATGGCAAGATCAAGGAATATCAAGTAGACATGGTGGTTATATTGTTAATTGGGAATCATTGGAATTGATAGAGGAAAAACAATGAACCTATTAAAACTCCTCGCTAGAAAAATCCTCAAAGAGGAACTCGAAAATAATAAATATCAATTTGAAAAATTAGGCAATGAAAATCTTGCCAAATCAAGACGCATTAAAGAACTAGAAAGCGATAACCAACGCCTAAGAATTAAAGTAGAGCAAATCCGACAGGACAATTTAAAACTCCGAGAAAATCGACCGCACTTTAAACATCATAAGAAAAAAGGAGGGAGAAAATGAATGAAATTAACATCAAAATCCCACTGCATAAACTCCAAGATTTAATGATTAGTCACGTCCGATACAGCCTACCACGACATACTTATATCGTTAGCGAAACTATTCACGATGTTAAAACCTACTGGAGCGTGTTAAGCAGTAATACTCGAGAGGTAATTACTCGCGATATTAATGAGCATCTGAAACGCTGGGCAAGCGACCGAAATAACGCATTCCACAAACTTGACTACGATTCGTGGGAGGAACTATTTGACTGGATAAATGAAAGCCACAGCAGCACATCAACAACAGTTACAACAGCAAAACCACTTGTACCTGTGTTGCCTGTGATTGATTTAAAACAGAGGGAAAGATGATTGTATGGGCTTTATTTGATAGTGGCAATGGTTGCTACACGCAAGGTGCAGAGCTATTTAATCAGTTAGTCAATCAGTCAGTCAATATATACCCTATCGGTATGGATATTGAGTGTAAAAACAATCACTTTATCAATCTTAATCTGGCTGATTATGGTCGTATGTTTGGCGATAACAAGCTATTTGATGAGCTTGATAAACTACCAAAACCTGATTTGATTATAGCTAGTCCACCTTGTGAGAGTTGGTCAGTAGCTAGTGCGATGTGGGGAGGTAATGCAAGTTGGAAACAGGAAACTGGTGCAGTAAATCGTGAATTGTCTAAATTTACCGTGCGTGGACGAGCAGATTATGATTTACCGCACGTCCAATTTAAATATGACCGCTCTTTCCTAAACCGCATTAATGGTGAGCTTTGTATCTATAACACAATAGAAATTATCAAACGTTACAATCCAAAAGTTTATGTAATAGAAAATCCAGCAAGCAGTAAGATTTGGCATTATGTGAATGACATTCTCAATTTTCAGATTCCTTTTGATAATTTGGCACACTATAACTTGTATAACTACCCTTTGCGTAAACCAACAAGATTTAAGAGCAATATTAATCTTGGATTACGAAACAATCATAAATCAAAGCCTCAGCAACAATGGGAGGATTTTTCAAAATCATACAATGAAAGATCGAACATTCCACTTGATTTAATAGTGGATATTTACAAAGCAGTAAATCAATATTTAACAAATCCAATAGGCGTTCCAAGTGAGCGCCTTTTGTTTTAGGAGAAATAAAATGAAAGAATTTAATTTAGATGCAGCTTTAAATGGCGAACCAGTCAATGCGAACGGACAAAAGTGTTATGTAGTAAGAGAAGTGACGGAACTCTTGGACGATCAAAGCCTCCGTAGATTTGTTGTTATCTTTCCTAACAGCTCTACTAATGCGGAAGTATGGGATGAACATGATTTAATTGATGATATTAGAATGTTGGAAGAGCCAAAGATTAGTATTGAAAATTTGCCTAAGCCGTTTAAGCCTAAACATTGCGAAGAATATGTCTATATCGCTGGGAATAAAGTTTTCCATCGAATTAGTATAAATGATGATTTTGATATATCCCTCGCTGAAAGCGGTCAATGCTATCGTACAGAAGAAAATGCTCAAAAATGGATTGATTTTATGAAGAGTATGATGGAGTAAGTATGATAAATGAAGAGACTATGGCTTGGCGCAAGTACCGTCAAGACAAAGCAAATAAACGGCTCAAAAATTTAGAATGCAGCACCAACCTACTCAAAGAAAAAGGAATTCAATTTGAATCGCATAATTTTGGCAAGCAGTTAGTCATTTTATGTGCTGATCCTAAGATAGATTTTTATCCATCAACAGGATTATGGATTGAGCACACAACTCTCTATAAGAATAGAGGTATTCGCAGTCTTTTGGCGCATATAAATAACAAAAAGGAGTAAACATGAAAGGATTCACAGAATGGCTATTATATGTATTGGCTGGAGTTCCTATCATTGTTATAGCTGGAGCTGGAATAGGATTATTTCTTAGCGTTGCATGGAAAATTATTCGATTGGTGGTGTGATATGAGCGAATGGATTAAATTTTCGGAGAGATTGCCTAAACCAAATACAAGAGTCTTGATTTGCAACCGAGACAAAGAAGTTGGGTGCACTTTATATCAAGAATTGCTTGGTTTTGGCTACATCCCTCTTTATGGCGAAGTTACACACTGGCAGCCACTACCACAACCACCGGAGGAATAAATTATGGCTAAATATTTATATCGTTACGCATTGGAAAGTAACAATCCTACAAACAATGATGATGGAAATACATGGGAAGATGAAAGTCTGTGTTTTGATTATGTCGCTTTACTTATCGCGAAAGAAAACGCTTATGCCTGGGATATGTTTGAAGAACCGGAACGCGAAGTTATGTATGTATGGAGAGATGGTGATTTTGAGAACAGACTGCGTTTTTTAGCTAAATTTGAAGTTATTCAACGACTTGATGTGATAGAGCTAGAGGAAGACGACGACCCGGACGATTTTTAAAATCTATTTACAGCCCATTCAAATCTCCCCTAGCCTAGCCCCTCTTTACAAAAGAGGGGGATAAGTTAGATGAAGTGGGCTAACTAAAATAAACCGTTATAACCGCCCATAAGGGCGGTTTTTATTGGAGGAAATATGGAACCTACGACAAGAAAATTACATAATTTGAAAACTGTTTCGAGCTTATTAGATATGAGCGCACCAACAATTTACAGAAGGATAAAAAACGACCCCAATTTTCCAAAGCCTCATCTAGTCGGTGGGAATAACTTTTGGACTGATGCACAAATAAATGATTACATTGAAAGAATTGAATCAGGCTGCTATTCATCTTAACAGCCCATTAATGCTTTCCCATCAGATGCCTCTTCTACAAAATCCCCCCACCACTGCATATATTCGATCCGTTGTGGCATATACTTTGCTTTATTGTATGTGCCACGAACGGAAGAATATTCAAAATGTGCCAAGCACACCTCAATAATCTCACTGTTAAATTCAGCCTCATTCATAGCTGTGCTAAAAACAGATCGCAAACCATGTGCGGTCAAAATATTCCTATAACCGATCCGTCCAAGAGCTTTGTTTGGTGTCTCTTTCGATATAGGCTGTCTTGGATTTTTTTTGCTAGGGAAAACAAACTTACTATTGCAACGATTCAACTTCTGTAACAAACGCAAAATCGTTACAGCTTGTTTGGATAATGGCAAGATAAAATCTTGTACTTTACCTTGTCGCCCCTTCATTTTTTCTTTCGGTATATTCAATAAGCTGTTTTCGAAATCTACATTTTCCCATTCTAATTGAGTAATAGCCCCTGCCCGACCTGCGGTAAGTAATAGTAGCTCTAATGCGCAACGAGTTTCAATTTCAAGGGTACTATTCTGCAAATCTTCAAACAATTTAGGTAATTGCTCTGGGCGAATAGTAGGGTTATTTTCAGCTATTGGTCGAATAAATACCCTTCCAATATCTGCGGTTGCATTATAATTAATTACTCCTCTATTAACCGAATAAATCATTATTTGGTTTAAATAACCAATAATACGATGTAATGTATCCAATTTTCCTGCTCGCTCTAATGGTTTTAATTTCTCAATAGCAAGAGGAGCGGAAATATCACTAATAGAATAATGCCCCAACACTTTAAACAAGTGACGTTCTAACCGTTTCCCAATATCAATAAAAGTCACTTCTTTTAATCGACCAGTATCAACTTCATTTTTCTTTAGATATAGCCATTCCTTCCCCATTTCTGTCAAGGTAAATTGACGTTCTTGGATGGCTTTTTGTTCTTGCTGTAAACGGTAATCTTGCGGATCGATATTTTTCGCCAACAAAGAACGATATAAATCCCTAATCTCTCGAACATCTTTCAATGAAATCTCAGGATAAACACCAAGACTGATTAAAGTTCTTTTTTTAGAAATTGGTTTATAATATTGAAATCGCCAAATTTTCGAACCATTCATTCTTACGAGCAAGAAAAGACCTTGACCATCAGACAGTGAGTAATCTTTCTCTTTAGGTTTAGCATTATTGATTTCTGTAATGCTTAATGGTTTCACTAATACTGCCATCCTCCCCCCTTTGGTATTACGAAAATAATTTTGGTAAGCGTGATTTTTTAGTATTTTTATGGATTTTGGTATTACGACACCTAAAAACCCCAAATTGTATTACCAAATATAATACCAAAAAAGTGAGTTAGATTAATATGGATTGATATAGATTGACTTTATAAAATCAGATAACACTTTGATCTACTAGGAAATTTAATTTGATTTGATATGGATTGAGAGGGATTGAAAAGAAAATTTGGTGCGACTAGCTGGACTCGAACCAGTGACCCCCACCATGTCAAGGTGGTGCTCTAACCAACTGAGCTATAGTCGCACTGTGTGAAGTAGTCGTGATTATAGGTATTTTTAACTTGAACACAAGTATTTTTCTTAAAACCCGATATAACTGGCAAAAAAGTAAACAAAACCAGCTTAAATAACTGAGCCGTTTTTGATTTCCAAAAGTTTTAAGCGTATAATGTGCACCAATTTTTTATCTGGCTAATATGTAGCGAAGTAAAATAACACCTTTAAAATTTTGTAATTATTGACGGAGTAAATAATGTCTAGAAGACTAAGAAGAACGAAGATTGTATGTACTATGGGCCCATCAACTGACCGTGATAACAATCTTGAAAAAATTATCGCAGCGGGCGCAAACGTAGTTCGTATGAACTTCTCTCACGGTACACCTGATGACCATATCGGACGTGCTGAACGTGTACGTTCTATTGCGAAAAAATTAGGTAAAACCGTGGCAATCTTAGGTGATTTACAAGGTCCTAAAATTCGTGTTTCTACTTTTAAAGACGGTAAAATTTTCTTAAACATTGGCGATAAATTCATTCTTGATGCAGAGTTACCAAAAGGCGAAGGCACTCAAGAATCCGTTGGTTTAGACTATAAAACGCTTCCACAAGATGTTGTTCCGGGCGACATTCTTTTATTAGATGATGGCCGTGTTCAATTAAAAGTATTATCAACTGATGGTGCAAAAGTTTTCACTGAAGTTACTGTTGGTGGTCCATTATCAAATAATAAAGGTATCAATAAATTAGGTGGCGGTTTATCTGCGGATGCCCTAACAGAAAAAGATAAAGCCGACATTATTACCGCTGCACGCATTGGTGTTGATTTCTTAGCCGTTTCTTTCCCTCGTTCAAGTGCAGATTTAAATTATGCACGTGAACTTGCTCAACAAGCAGGTTTAAATGCAAAAATCGTTGCTAAAGTTGAACGTGCAGAAACCGTTGCTAATGATGAAGCCATGGACGATATTATTTTAGCATCCGATGTAATTATGGTTGCTCGTGGTGACTTAGGCGTAGAAATCGGCGATCCTGAATTAGTCGGTGTACAGAAAAAATTAATTCGTCGTTCACGTCAATTAAATCGTGCTGTAATTACAGCGACTCAAATGATGGAATCAATGATTAGCAATCCAATGCCAACGCGTGCTGAAGTAATGGACGTTGCAAACGCAGTATTAGATGGAACTGATGCAGTTATGCTTTCTGCAGAAACAGCAGCAGGTCAATATCCTTCAGAAACAGTGGCAGCAATGGCTAGCGTATGTTTAGGTGCAGAAAAAATGCCAAGCATTAACGTTTCTCGTCACCGTATGGATAAAGAATTTGAAACCATTGAAGAATCTGTTGCGATGTCTGCAATGTATGCAGCAAACCACATGAAAGGTGTAGCGGCAATCGTCACTTTAACTAGCACAGGCCGTACTCCATTATTAATGTCACGCATTAGCTCTGGCTTACCAATCTTTGCTTTATCTCGTAATCAAGAAACCCTAAACCTTTGTGCACTATACCGCGGTGTAACACCAATTTATCACGGCGAAGAAAGTCGTACAGAAGCAGGTGCAAAAGCAGCACTTCAATCATTAAAAGAAAAAGGTTATTTATCTACTGGCGATTTAGTGCTGGTAACCCAAGGTGGTCAAGGTGCGACACAAACTAACGTATGTCGTACATTAATTGTTGAATAATCAACAATCTAAATATGTTAAAATAAAAGAGCGGTGGATTTTTCCACCGTTTTTTATTTCCTTTTTTCACCGCACTTTTCACTTAAATCCAATAGATATTTGCGGTATCATAGGCGACATTCTAGTATCGAAATAAGTCCTATGGCATCACAACCTCAAATCAAATCTTCAGACAAAAAAACAGCACAAGTTAGCATTCCTCCGCACTCAATTGAGGCTGAACAAGCCGTGTTGGGTGGCATCATGCTGAGCAATCAACATTGGGATGGCATTGCTGAACGTGTGATTGCTGACGATTTTTATACTTTTCAGCATCGTCTAATTTTTACAGAAATGGAACATCTAATGCGTAATCAATCGCCTATTGATTTAATTACGCTAGATCAAGCCTTAAGAAGCCGTGGTGTAAGCGATGAAGTAGGTGGATTTGCCTATCTAGCAGAGCTTTCCAATAATACTCCAAACGCGATTAATATTTTGGCTTATGCAGATATCGTGCGCGAGAAAGCCATATTACGAGAACTTATTTCGGTAGGGAATCGCATTGCTGAAAATAGCTATTCTCCTAAAGGGCAAGACATTAAGTTAATTCTTGATGAAGCTGAGCGTGAAGTATTTGCGATTGCAGAAAAACGGACAACTTCTAGTGAAGGCCCACAAAATGTGATCAATGTGCTGGAAAGTACCATTGAAAAAATCGATATTTTAAGCAAACTTGAAAATCATTCAGGTGTAACAGGTGTTACGACGGGCTTTACCGATCTTGATAGAAAAACGGCTGGTTTACAACCTTCTGACTTAATTATCGTTGCGGCACGTCCGTCAATGGGTAAAACCACTTTCGCCATGAACCTTTGCGAAAATGCCGCAATGGCAAGTGAAAAACCCGTTTTAGTATTTAGTTTAGAAATGCCTGCAGAACAAATTATGATGCGTATGATCGCATCCCTTGCTCGCGTTGATCAAACTAAAATCCGTACAGGGCAAAATTTAGATGAAATCGAGTGGAACAAAATTGCCAGCGTAGTAGGAATGTTCAAGCAAAAAAATAATCTTTTTATCGATGATTCTTCAGGTCTAACACCTACCGATGTTCGTTCCCGCGCACGCCGAGTTTATCGTGAAAATGGTGGATTAAGTATGATTATGGTGGATTATTTGCAATTAATGCGCGCACCCGCATTTTCAGATAACCGAACACTAGAAATCGCAGAAATTTCTCGTTCCCTCAAAGCACTCGCCAAAGAATTACAAGTGCCAGTAGTCGCCCTTTCTCAGTTAAATCGTACTTTAGAACAACGTGCAGACAAACGCCCTGTAAACTCAGATTTACGTGAATCAGGCTCTATTGAACAAGATGCAGACTTGATTATGTTTATTTACCGAGACGAAGTCTATAACGATAACTCGGAAGATAAAGGCGTTGCAGAAATTATTATCGGTAAACAGCGTAACGGCCCAATTGGTCGAGTGCGGCTAAAATTTAATGGACAATTTTCACGCTTCGACAATCTCGCTGAACAACGTGAATATCGAGATGATTATTAAGGAAAAATAATGAACGTAAAACCGGCGACAGCGAAAATTAGCTCGCACGCCTTAAAACAAAATTTAGAAATAATTAAACAAAAAGCACCAAATAGCAAAATTATTGCTGTGGTTAAAGCAAATGCTTATGGTCACGGCGTTGTGTTTGTTGCATCAACTTTAGAACAAAATGTCGATTGCTTTGGGGTAGCGCGTTTAGAAGAGGCTTTAGCATTACGCTCAAACGGCATTACTAAACCGATTTTATTGCTTGAAGGCTTTTTTAATGAACAAGATTTGCCTATTCTAGCCGTTAATAATATTGAAACCGTGGTACACAATCACGAACAGCTTGATGCTTTAAAACGTGCGAATTTACCAAGTCCAATTAAGGTTTGGTTAAAAATAGATACGGGAATGCATCGCTTGGGCGTTGCTCTTGATGAAGTGGATTATTTTTATCAAGAACTGAAAAAACTCCCTCAAATTCAACCGCACTTAGGCTTTGTCAGCCATTTCAGCCGTGCTGATGAACTAGAATCAGATTACACCCAACTTCAAATCAATCGTTTTTTATCCGCCACAAAAGATAAACAAGGTGAACGCACTATTGCTGCTTCTGGTGGCATTCTTTTCTGGCCAAAATCTCACTTAGAATGTATCCGCCCAGGCATTATTATGTACGGCATTTCTCCAACTGATACTATCGGTAAAGAGTTTGGCTTAACGCCAGTGATGAATTTAACCTCGTCATTAATTGCCGTTCGCCATCATAAACAAGGCGATCCTGTAGGTTACGGCGGTATTTGGACAAGTCCACGAGATACCAAAATTGGCGTGGTCGCAATGGGTTATGGCGATGGTTATCCGCGCGATGTGCCAGAAGGTACGCCTGTTTATTTAAATGGCCGTCTTGTACCAATTGTTGGACGTGTGTCAATGGATATGCTTACTGTTGATTTAGGTGCAGATAGCCAAGATTTGGTAGGCGATGAAGTAATTTTATGGGGCAAGGAATTACCTATTGAAACCGTAGCTAAATTCACAGGCATTTTAAGCTACGAGCTAATTACAAAATTAACACCTCGTGTTATAACTGAATACGTTGATTAATCACTGCATTTTTTGAACAGAGGGAGTCATTCTCCCTAATAAAAATTCCAGAAAGTGCGGTTAAAATTTCAATTATTTTTAATGAAAGGAAATACCATGAAAAATATTAACCCAACTCACACCCAAGCGTGGAAATCTCTCGAAGCACATAAAGCTGAATTATCAAACACCACTATCCAAGATTTATTTAAACAAGAAAAAAATCGTTTTGACGATTATTCTTTAACATTCAATAACCAAATTCTTGTAGATTTTTCCAAAAACAACATCAATCAAACAACCCTTTCACATCTTCGCCAACTTGCTCAAGAATGCTCTCTTGATAGTGCAAAAGAAGCAATGTTTACTGGCGAAAAAATCAATCGTACTGAAAATCGGGCTGTGCTACATACTGCACTCCGCAATCGTGCTAATACGCCAGTGCTTGTTGATGGCAAAGATGTTATGCCTGAAGTCAATGCTGTGCTAGCTAAAATGAAAGATTTCTGTCAGCGTATTATTTCTGGCGAATGGAAAGGCTATACAGGTAAAGCCATTACGGATGTTGTGAATATTGGTATTGGTGGCTCTGACTTAGGCCCTTATATGGTAACCGAAGCACTTCGCCCGAATAAAAATCATCTAAATATGCACTTTGTTTCAAATGTCGATGGTACACATATTGCGGAAACCTTAAAAAAAGTCAATCCAGAAACAACACTTTTCTTAGTGGCATCGAAAACTTTTACAACTCAAGAAACCATGACAAATGCGCAAAGCGCGCGTGATTGGTTACTGAAAGCGGCGAAAGATGAAAGTGCAGTTGCAAAACATTTTGCAGCATTATCAACCAATGCTAAAGATGTAGAAAAATTTGGTATTGATACCAATAACATGTTTGAATTTTGGGATTGGGTCGGCGGTCGTTACTCTTTATGGTCAGCTATTGGTCTTTCAATTGCACTATCAATTGGCTTTGAAAACTTTGAAGCGTTATTAAATGGCGCGCATGAAATGGATAAACATTTCCGCTCTACTCCAATCGAACAAAATATCCCAACCACTTTAGCATTAGTTGGTTTATGGAATACCAATTTTCTTGGTGCACAAACAGAAGCGATCTTACCTTATGATCAATATTTACATCGCTTTGCGGCTTATTTTCAACAAGGTAATATGGAATCAAATGGTAAATATGTGGATCGTGATGGCAATGTCATTAACAATTATCAAACTGGCCCTATCATTTGGGGAGAACCAGGTACAAACGGACAACACGCGTTCTATCAATTAATTCATCAAGGTACCACTTTAATTCCTTGTGATTTTATTGCGCCAGCCCAAAGCCATAACCCATTGGCAGATCATCACAATAAATTGCTTTCTAACTTCTTCGCACAAACAGAAGCATTAGCATTCGGAAAAACAAAAGAGGAAGTCGAGGCTGAATTTGTAAAAGTGGGGAAATCTTTAGATGATGTGAAAAATATTGTTCCATTTAAAGTATTTACGGGTAATAAGCCAACTAATTCGATTCTCGTTCAAAAAATCACGCCATTTACTTTAGGGGCATTAATTGCGATGTATGAACACAAAATATTCGTACAAGGTGTGATTTTTAATATCTTTAGCTTCGATCAATGGGGTGTCGAACTAGGCAAACAACTTGCAAACAGAATTCTTCCTGAATTAACAGATTCTGAAAAAGTAGCAAGCCACGATAGTTCAACAAATGGATTAATTAATCAATTTAAAGCATGGCGTTAATTATTTGGATTTGAATAATTCTAGAGCTATCACAAATAACGACTAAAAACTCTATTTAGGTTAAGATAATCAAATGAGAGAAAGTCGCTTAAGTCAATATAAACAAAATAAACTTATTGAGATATTTCTGGCAAGTGTGACAGCTCTAGCCGCAGCTAAGTTGGTAAATATAAATAAACTTCAGCTTATTACTTTCATCGTCTACCATTGTTTATCACTCAAAGCAGCCTACATATGGAAATGTTTGAAAGTGAAATTCAAGCGAATGAAAGCTATTTTGGTGGTGCTCTGAAAGGTAAACTTAGTCAAGGAGAAGCTGGAAAAACTTCGTAATTTGTTTTTTGAAACGAAATGGCAAAGTAACACCGTGGTGGTTATGAATATGCAATCTGCAACACTGTTACCGATTATTCGAGAAAAGGTAAACAAGGTAGTATTATTTATATGAATTTCTACAGAGGTTATGATATTCTTAAGCTATATTTAAAGGAATATGAATGGTGTTTTAATCATAGTGATTTAAAAAAACTCAAATTTCTATTTCAAAACAATTAATTTAGGAGAGTTTTAA